ACACTAGTGAGACTTCGGTCTTGCGACAACTAAACGAAAGCTAAAATTAAAGCACATTATAGGAGAAACAATATGGCAAGTCTAGCTGACATCCGTGCCCGTCTCGCGGCACAAGAAAATAAATCGACAGGTAATAATTACCCACAATCTGATGGAGCGATCTATCCGCATTGGAAAATGGACGAAGGTGCATTAGCATCTATGCGTTTCTTGCCCGATGCTGATACAGGGAACTCTTTCTTTTGGATTGAAAGACAAGTCATCAAACTACCATTCAATGGTGTTAAAGGTGATATAAACTCAAAACAAGTAACTGTTCAAGTTCCTTGCGTAGAGATGTTTGGGGAAAATTGTCCTGTACTAGCGGAAGTTCGTCCTTGGTACAAAGACGAAACTCTAAAAGAAATGGCTAACAAATACTGGAAGAAGAGAAGTTATCTCTTTCAAGGCTTTGTACGTCAAAACCCTATCGGTGAAGATGAAACACCTGCGAACCCAATTCGTAGATTTGTTATCTCTCCACAAATCTTTACTCTTATCAAAGCATCATTGATGGATCCAGAAATGGAAGAGTTACCAACTGATTACGTTCGTGGACTTGATTTCAACATTAAGAAAACGACTAAAGGTCAGTATGCTGATTACTCAACATCAAATTGGTCACGTAAAGAATCTGCATTGACTGAAGTAGAACAAGCGGCTATTGAAGCACATGGTCTATTCAATCTAGCAGACTTCTTACCTAAGAAGCCAAGTGAAGCAGAACTCAGGGTCATCAAAGAAATGTTCGAAGCATCTGTAGATGGTCGTCCATACGATGTTGACAAATGGGGTGCATACTATCGTCCATACGGTATTCAAGCACCAGCGAGTGCGTCACAAGAAACTGCTAAACCAGCAGAGTCTGTAGCGACACCAGCACCAGCACCAGCGGCACCTGCTCCCGTAGCAGAAGCGGCACCTGAGGCAACTCCTGCTCCCGTAGCAGAAGCGGCATCTACAGATACATCTAGCGATAAAGCACAGGACATTCTAGCAATGATTCGTGCAAGACAGAACAATAGCTAGTAGGTTGATAACGGGAGAGTGAAATACCTCTCCCTATTTTGATAGGAGAATTATAATGACCATACCAACAGAAAGGTATAGAGCCCTCAAACAAGGTACTAAATTATTAGAAGAACTATGTGACCCTGGCAAAACGCCTAGGGTTCCCAGTCTCATTAGAGACAGGGCAAGAAGCATATTAAGGCATTTTCCACACGATTTAGAAATTGACGAAATCGCAGAAAGTTGCCCAGATATAGTTGACAAACCTTCTAATTCTGATAGAATCATTAACAAACAATCAATACGATAGGAGTATATTTTGGCTAAACCATTTGATGTGTCTAAATTTAGAAAAGACATAACAAAATCCATCGACGGCTTGTCGATAGGTTTTAATGATCCAACTGACTGGATCTCAACAGGTTCTTATGCATTGAACTATCTTATCAGCGGAGACTTTAATAAAGGAGTCCCTCTAGGTAAGGTAACCGTTTTTGCAGGAGAATCAGGAGCAGGCAAATCTTATTTTGCCGCAGGCAACATTGTTAAATCAGCACAAGATCAGGGTATCTTTGTAGTCTTAATTGACACAGAGAATGCACTTGATGAAGCATGGTTACATGCACTTGGTGTGGACACTTCAGAAGAAAAACTTCTTAAGTTAAGCATGAGTATGATTGATGATGTAGCAAAAACAATATCAACCTTTATGAAAGATTATAAAGCAATGGAAGACGGTGAACGTCCTAAAGTGTTATTTGTAATTGACTCATTAGGTATGATGTTGACACCAACCGATGTCGATCAATTCGACAAAGGTGACATGAAAGGTGACATGGGTCGTAAGCCCAAAGCACTGACATCATTAGTCAGAAACTCTGTTAACATGTTCGGAAGTTATAACGTTGGACTTGTCGCAACTAATCATACATATGCATCACAAGATATGTTTGACCCAGATGATAAAATATCAGGTGGTCAAGGCTTTATCTATGCATCAAGTATCGTAGTTGCTATGAAGAAAATGAAACTTAAAGAGGATGCAGACGGCAACAAAATTTCTGATGTAAGAGGTATTCGTGCAGGCTGTAAAGTAATGAAGACTCGTTATGCAAAACCTTTCGAGGGTGTGCAAGTGAAGATTCCTTACGAGACTGGTATGAATCCTTACAGTGGACTAGTAGACTTGTTTGAGAAAGCAGGAATTCTAGTTAAAGAAGGTAATCGTTTGAAGTATATCGCACAAGATGGTACTGAGATTAAGCAATTTAGAAAGCCTTGGGAAGCAAATGCTGAAGGTTGTTTGGATTTAGTAATGACTGAATACTCTGATGTTAAAGAGGCACTCGATAAGTTAAATAACGAGGAAGCACTTAAACTTGAAGAGGAAGAGGTATAATGAATTTAAATGACTTAGCAACGGTCTGGCATCTGATCAGACCAAGTATAGAAGACGGCGACCCAAAAGAGGCCGCAGACCTTCTAGTAAATCATCTTACTGATGATGGCATGTCTGCAACAGAAATCAAAAAAGCATTTGGTAACGATGAAGAAATCATTGAAGCCTTATCGTACTTTTCTGATGAAGATGTAGATGCCATCGAAGAAGATGAAGATACTATTGATACCGAGGACGACTGGGATTAAACTAATGACTGTAATGAAGCCAATGGCAAGTGACTTTACTGACTTAAAGAAGTATGTTAAAGAAATGCAGGCGTATTATGTATCACGTGGAAAGTCACCTTATAAAGTGGCACTCCATGTTTACAAGGAAGCAGGTATCTATTCTATTCAGGATTTGTTAGATCATAGAACAAACAATCCTTGGAGTAGAGTCGATCTATGAATTGGTACACCCGCATAAGCCATGACTTGGCAGTCATACCTGACTTTATTGCTCACTATGAAAATGAGTTGATAGGGTCTAAGGTAGATGTTAGAGTGACTGGATTAGTTGAAAGACAGATTACAGCACTCCCAGGCATAACAGAACATCGTTTCAATCAATTACAAGAGATTGAAGCGGTGCTCAATTTGCTTAACATCAAACTACGTAAAATACGTAGAGGATACTTTCAGAAGTACTTAGAGAAGTATCAACGAGCATTAACCTCACGTGATGCTGAGAAGTATGTAGATGGTGAAGATGAAGTCATAGACTTTGAATATCTAATCAATGAAGTAGCCCTGCTTAGAAACAAGTATTTGGGTATAATGAAAGGATTAGATGCAAAACAATGGCAAATGGGTCATATTGTCCGTCTCAGAACTGCTGGAATGGAAGATATTACAGTAGATTAATCGTAAGTCATTGATTTTACAAGGCAAATAATTGTAAAATAAATAAAATAATGCTTGACTTTGGTACCAAAACCCCGTATAATACATGTATGTTAAATCAAAAAGCAACTAAAATTATTTCAATTATTTTTGCCCAAAGGCTTGACATTGCTACTCAACGGTAGTATAATAGAATCTTACACACTGACACTGAGGTAAAATATATGTCTACAATTAATGTAAAATACGGAACTTACAGGAACCAACCTGTAGTTGATCAACAATTCACTCTCGTTAAAGGCTTCACAGAAGGCAAACGTGGTGGATATATCACTGTTAAAAACGAGGGACAATTTCCTCAGTTTAACATTGCGAATGTAAAAATTCAATTAAACAACATCAATGATGTTCAATGGGGAACGGAGAATCCTATCATGGGCGATTCAACAATTGCTTTTCAACCTGCTGTAGTAGAGTCTGATGCTGATGCAATGGACAGAATCAAAACTAGATTTGATATCTTAGACGATATGGCTAAGGCTACAATCGGTGGCGATATTAGAGCAATGATTGTAAGTGGCCCTCCAGGCGTAGGCAAGTCTTACGGTGTTGAGCAACAAATGGAGAAGGCTTCATTGTTCGATCAACTGACTAACAGCAGGACTCGTTACGAGGTTGTCAAAGGTGCAATGACTGCTCTAGGCTTATACGCAGTTCTTTACAAGTACTCAGATGCTAAAAACGTTTTAGTGTTTGACGATTGTGACTCTGTATTTGCTGACGATCTTGCCCTTAACATTCTCAAGGCGGCACTTGACTCAGGCAAGTCTAGGAAGATTTGTTGGAACTCAGACTCAAGTCTGTTAAACAGAGAAGGCATTCCAAACTCATTTGAGTTCAAAGGTAGTGCAATCTTTATTACTAACTTGAAGTTTGAAAACATCAAGTCTAAGAAGTTACAAGATCACTTAGAGGCTTTACAGTCTAGGTGTCACTTCTTGGATCTTACTATCGACAATGACCGTGACAAGATGTTACGAATCAAGCAAGTTGATAGGGACTGTACAGATGGATTGTTCGGTGACTACAATTTTGAGAATGGTGAAGGCGACTTGATATTTGCTTTCATGGAAGAGAACGCACACAAGTTAAGAGAAGTCTCAATGAGAATGGCTCTTAAGATTGCTGACTTGTTTAAGATCCAAAAGAATGACAACTGGAAGATGTTAGCAGAATCAACGTGTATGCGTAGAGTTTAAACTCTGTGTCAGGAGTTAGGGGCGGCTTAGGTCGTCCCTTTTTTATTACCAAATAAATTGATAATAAGTTATAGGAAGTGTATAATAAAAACATGTATCAGATTGAATTACAAAACAAAGAACATATTATCTATTGGATGTTACAACATGGCAATGTTCGATTGAGTCATTATGACCATTCTTTTTTGTCTAGCATGATGCAACTTGTACATGAGAAAAAAAACATAACTGAAAATCAATCCAATCTATTAACTAGACTAATAACAAAATACCAACATCAATTATCACAGTCTGGCTTCCAACAACCATACTTACATAGTTTAGAATGGAAGTCAAAAATTATTCCAAGTCTTCCTGAGTTTACACGAGCCAGACTTAGTTACAATAAAGAAGAAAACCTTTTGGTATTTAAGGTTCCTTTTAAAAAGGATTTTATCAATGGCTTTAGACGTATCATGCTTGGGGTGTTAGAAAACTATCATTATCCTGACGATACAATATGGAAGTGGAACAAAGAAAAGAAACGTTATGAAGCACCAGCATCTACCCACGCATTGAAAATAGCATATAAAGTCTTGCCTAAGTATTTTGAAACTATCTATCAGGGCGAAGTCAAAGAAGTAATAGAACAACTAGAAGCAATGGAAAAACAGACATGGGATCCTACACTTGTAGAAAACGATGGAGTGTATTCTATTGCTGGAAGCAATGACTCACTTGACAGTATATTTAAAGATGTCAACCTAAATACAGAGCCAAAGACTCTTGCTAATTTAGCATATCATGGTGTTGCAATTGACAGCAATATAACAAACGAGGTTCCTCGTTTAGAATTCTTTGCACAATATGCGCCTGAAGTAGACATTGATCACTTAGAAGAATTTGTGTCATGGCTAAAAGAAATAGACTGTAAAACAGTTGTAGTAACCAGAGGCTTGAATCTGGATAATATAAAGTCAATGTCTTTAAAGAATTCAACGGATAGAGTCAGACATAGACAAATTGACATAACCACAATAGCAAAAGAAATACGTAGAGTATTTGATGAAAACGATATTGAAATTATTAACGGAGGGAAATCTAACCTACTAAACGATGCTAAGGACATCACTAAAGAGATGGTACTGTTGAGATACAGTTCGACAAAAGAACAGCCACAGATTGTTGGTGGCGCTATAAAAAATATACAAATTATAAACAGGAGACCTATAGATATAGTATGAAAAATAAAATAGCATTGGCATTATCGTTGTGTTTAACAACAGCAGTATATGCACAAGAAATAGAAGAAATCGTTGTAGTAGGAACTACAACATATGAAGCAGAGTCGGACCCTTCGACTGACGTTAATATATTAGAAACAATTATACCCGAAGCAACTCAAGCAGGTGGTTATGGTTCTTTTTCTGGTTACACAGAAAGAGGAACACAAACAGTACATACAAGTGTATACAGAAATGGAGTTCCAGCAAATGATGCAGGCTCTGGATGGTATGACTTTGGACATGATTTTGCAACAGGAAACGAAACAATTAAAGTTGTTAACGGAGTCAACAGTGTACTATATGGTTCAGGTAGTTTAGGTGGAACAGTCTTTATTAAAGACGATCTTTCAAAAGATCAATCTACTTTAAGACTAGGACCTCAACATACATTCGTTACACACACAGGTAAAGGTTTAAACTTTACATACTTTGATGTTAACAATGATAGTGTTAGATCAGACAATGATGAGACTGACGGCTACACAAACATGACTGCTAGAGGTCAATTTGATACAGGCGAGTTCACTACGAACATTTCAGCAACATCATATGACTATGACTATGACAACTGTTATACCGCAAGTTTCTCACAATCAAATGATTGTTCTCAGTTAGGTTCAAAAGGAAGTTTATCAGTAAGAAATGATAACTACACGTTTGGTTATTCTTTTAACGATGCAAAATATAAAACTGAAGGCGTAGAAACTTATTCTTCAGATGCTGAAAGAGCATTTGTAGATACAAGGCACACAGTTGGTAACAATCTCTATGGTGCAACAGTTGAATATGAAAAGTATGAAGGTATGTCGCAAGACTCTATCTCTGTGTATGCATTGCTGAACTACGAGCCTATTAACATAGGTCTACGTTTAAGTGAAGATGCATTTGTTTATCGTATTGGATCATCAAAGGGAGATTTCTTTTCAAGTTTCGGTACATCATATCGTAACCCAACTCTATATGAGTTAAATGGTGATGCATGGACTGCACCTAATCCTGGACTAGACCCTGAGGAAGCAACAGGTATTGAATTTGGTTATAAAAATATAACTGTATTTAAATACAAATTTTCAGAAGGTATCGACTATAGTTTTGCATCATCACAGTTTGTCAACACTGGCAAATATGATACTGAAGGTGTGAGACTGACTGGAACAAAAGGTGTTGATTGGATGGACACAGACTTTGGTTATGAGTTTGGCTATACTAACTCAGATCAACCTAGAGTTGCAAAGTATAAAGCAATCATATCATCTGTATCTTATGTAGACAACTATGTATTGTCATTCACATACACTGGACTATTCGATAGAAAGCCTGGACCGTATGATGGAACAGAAATGCTTGATGATGTAAGTTCAATCGATTACAAGATCGAATCAGAAATTGCACCTAACTACTTGCTATCTGCTACAGTAAGAGATATACTAGATAGAAGATTTGAATTCAACCCTGGATATAACTCAGGTGGTATTGAATTCTTTATAACACTACAATACAGGCCGTAATCGAATGCCAGGAACTGCAACACTACAAATTAAAGATGAAGTCAATCTAAAGATTGCCGGACTTGAATTAGATGCTCGTAGGGCACTGATGAAAAAGTTTGAGTATGAGGTTCCTGGTGCACGTTACATGCCCAGTGTTAAACTAGGTAGATGGAACGGCAAGGTTAGTTATTGTAGCCTTGCTGGTTCCACATTTATTAATTTATTACCTCAAATTATTCCTATCTTGGAAGAACTCAATTACACGATTGAGTTAGAAGATATGAGGGAATACAATAACACATTTGATTTTGATGAAATTACCACTAACACATTTGAAGATGTTAAGTGGCCCACAGGACATGTCTGCGAAGGACAATCCATCGAACTGAGAGACTATCAAGTAGAAGTTATCAATCAGTTCTTAGCAAACCCTCAGTCGATACAAGAGGTCGCTACAGGGGCAGGTAAAACGATTATGACAGCCGCTCTGAGTAAGAGTATAGAGTTCTATGGTCGTAGTATCGTTATCGTTCCTAACAAAAGTCTCGTCACACAAACCGAAGAAGATTACATAAATCTAGGATTAGATGTTGGTGTTTATTACGGTGATCGTAAAGAATACTTTAAGCAACATACAATTTGCACATGGCAATCCTTGAACATCCTTTTAAAAAATACCAAGAGAGGAGAGGCCGACTGCACTATCGATGAATTCATTGAAGGTGTTGTTTGCGTAATGGTAGATGAAGTACACATGGCTAAAGCAGATGCATTGAAGGCACTGTTAACAGGCGTCATGTCACATGTTCCCATACGATGGGGACTGACTGGTACTGTTCCCAAAGCAGAATATGAAAGAATGGCATTGGAAGTAAGTTTAGGTCCAGTCACTAATAAACTATCTGCAAAAGAATTACAAGATCAAGGTGTCTTAAGTAAATGTCATGTGAACATTGTACAATTACAAGACGACCAAGAGTTTAGTAATTATCAAGCAGAACTAAAACACTTACTCTCAGATTCTAAACGATTAGATAAGTTGGCAGAGTTAGTAGATAAAATAAAAGAAACAGGTAATACACTTGTCTTGGTTGATCGTATCAATGCAGGACATGCACTTGTAGAACGACTAGATGATGCAGTATTTGTATCAGGAGGCATGAAAGTCAATGACAGAAAAGAAGAATATGATGAGGTATCCACTGCTACTAATAAAGTTATCATTGCTACTTATGGCGTGGCTAGTACTGGTATTAACATTCCTAGGATTTTTAATCTTGTACTCATTGAACCAGGTAAAAGTTTTGTTCGTGTCATACAGTCTATCGGTCGTGGCATTCGTAAAGCAGACGATAAAGACTTTGTTCAAATCTGGGACTTAACAAGTTCATGCAGATTTGCTAAACGACATTTAACTTCTCGTAAGGCATTTTACAAAGAAGCAAACTATCCGTTTGCAATAGAAAAATTAAAATATTGAAGTTACCATTTAAATTGAAAATAACATACAGAGGAGTTATAATAAAGACATGAAAATATTAACACTAGACAACCAGGCATACGATTTAGAAACACTACCAGATGAGGTAGATGATTTACGATTTGCTATCTTGGATAACTCAAACCCTCTGAATGTAGACTATCATTACATTCCACTCATCTTTTTAGAGTCATTCAATGCACCCGCGGTTGTATTAGAAATAGGAAACAAAACAATTAAGATGCCTGTTGATTGGCAAGTATTAATTGGGCATGAAGAACATGGTGACTTAGAGACTATTCCATTGTCTAGTTTGAACGACAGAGGTTTTACAGTGTTTGCATTCAATCCACTAACATCATTCTCGCCTAGTTTTTTAGATATTGAAATTGTTGATATCTATTCAGACGTAACATGGTATGCGCCTAGACTACGTAACGGACAATTCTTATGTGTCCCTATCGAAGATGGTCCAAAGCCTAGATGTGTTTACTTTGTTAAAGAGATCAGTCGTAATTGTGAAATCGTAGACTATGCACAAGCGTTTTGATCATTGGAAGAATGTATGTAGATTACATTGGA